AGATCCGGGACGGGTAGAGTCCGTGAACCTCGCGAGCTACGTACCCAAATCTTACCGAGAGGGTACGCAAGGGGACTGGGTGAACTATGGGGACGACAACCTGTACCCGCAGTATCTGGTAGACCTCTACCACGCGAGCCCGACCCACAACGCGCTGTGCACGACTATCGCAATGATGGTCTTCGGCGAAGGTTTCGAGCCAGCCGACCTCAACGCGAAGCTCCTCGCGGCACAGTGGGATCTCGATTCAGAACTCCGGAAGTGCGCTATCGATCTGAAAATACAGAACGGCTTCGCTCTGGAGGTAAACTGGAGCCTCGACCGGAGCACAATTGCGAATATCTCTCATCTGCCTTTTGAGAACGTACGCTCCGGGTTCTGCGACGAGAACGAGGTGGTCGACTGGTACTACTATTCAAGGGACTGGATGGACAAGCGGCAGGAGCCGACTCCTATCGCTCGGTTCAATCCAGAGACCAAGAACGAGTACCCTACGCAGATTTTGTACATGAAGCCGTTCAGCGTCGGTTCCTACTACTACCCGAAGCCGGACTATATCGGGGCAATCAACTACATCGAGCTCGAGAAGGAGATTTCGGTCTTCCACATCAACAATATCAAGAACGGCCTCTCTCCCTCGTTCGCTATCCACTTCAAGAACGGCATCCCTTCGGACGAAGAGCGCCGCATGATCCGCAGGGATATCGAAAACCAAGCCGCGGGAGCACAGAACGCGGGGAAGTTCTGGATGACATTCTCGGACGAACCCGACCGCGCTCCCACGATTGAGCCGTTTGCTCTTTCGGACGCAGACAAGCAGTACCAATTCCTCTCGGAGGAAACTACCGCGAAGATCATGATAGGCCACCGGGTGACGAACCCGCAGATGTTCGGCGTGATGGTGGCCGGCAAGTTGGGCGGAGGAAGCGAAATGGAGGCCTCTGCGGAGCTTTTTGACCAGCAGGTGGTGCAACCCTTCAGAATGATTCTCGAAGACGCGGTAGAGACCCTTCTAAACGCTTCTGGAGCCACACCTACGCTGCTTTCAGAACAGGTGAACCTAGACGGGGCTTTTCAGTACCTAGAGGCGTGCGGAGAAGAAATCGGAGAGGACTGGATTCTAATCGACGAGCGAGAGGTGGACTACGATCGCGAAGAGGCTCACGACGCCCTCTGGAACTTCGCCCGTGCCCTTCGCAATAATCCTTCGGCCAAGTCTTCGCAGGACAACGATATCGTACGGGTACGTTACGCGTACGCTCCTACGACCCTCTCTGATTCGAAGAGCCGGGACTTCTGCCGGAGAATGATAGACTCGATGAAGGTCTACCGCAAGGAGGATATCGTGCAAGCCGGAAGGCAAGCGGTCAACCCGGGCTGGGGACCTGAAGGAGCGGAGACCTACGATATCTGGCTCTACAAGGGAGGCGGCTCGTGCCGTCATTTCTGGATGCGCCAAACGTACCTTAAGAAGGATAACGGGCTCATCTCCGTAAACGAAGCCCAAAGGATTATCCGGTCTCTCCCTCCCGAAGAAAGGAAGGACAACCGCCTCGAAGAAAACGACCGCAAGGTGGCACAGCGCCCACGAGATATGAAGAACCGCGGATTCCTGAAACCTCGCAAATTCACAACCCCGAGATAATGGCAGAAGTACTATTCGTGAACCCGAACTACCTCAAGCGGGTGACACAACTCAACGGGGCTGTGGACGAGAACTACATCTCACAGGCTGTAATTCTGGCTCAGGACAAGAACGTTCAGATCTATCTCGGCTCCGACCTGTACGACGCTCTGCGGACGAAGATTTCCGGCGGGACACTCGCAGGGAACTACCTGACTTTGGTCGAGAACTACGTCCGGAAGGCTACGGCGTGGTGGACTATGGTGGAGCTAATGCCGAGCCTCTACGTAAAGATTGACAACGGAGGGCTGGTGATTCGGTCTTCTGAAAATACGACGGCTATCTCTCAGACGGACTACCACCGGGAGCTCGAGCGTATGCGCCAGAACGCGAATTTCTACACGCAGCAGATGTACCTCTATCTCTGCCAGAACTCGAGTCTATTTCCCGAGTATAGCACGAACCTATACAACCGTATTTGCGCTCAGCCGTTCCGCTACTACCAGAGCGGGCTCTCTATCTCGGGCTCGTGGGACCGTCCTACGATTACTCCGGAGTACGCGTACGCCATTAACCGATGAAGCAGGACCGAAAGACGAATATCGAACGGCTCAAAAAGTGGATAGATGGCAACGCTGGACGAGGTAGTGGACGCACTCGCGCGGATAGAGACGAAGCTCGACTTCCACAAAGAGAGCCTAGACAAGCACGAGGGCAAAATCCGTGACCTCGAGGTGAAGTGGTGGGGGAGTTTGGGCGGCGTGTTCGTGGTGGCAGTTACTTGGTTCAAATCTCTTTTCAATGCGTAACCTTGATTTCATCGTTCTTCATTGCTCTGCTACTCCGGTATCTATGGATATCGGCGCTAAAGAGATTAAAGGGTGGCACAAAGGGAAAGGGTGGAAGGATATAGGCTACCACTTTGTGATCCGTTTAAACGGAAAGGTGGAGCTAGGACGACCGCTGTACAAGGTGGGGTCTCATGTAATCGGCTGGAATACCGACTCTGTGGGAGTTTGCTACGTGGGCGGGGTAGAGGACAAGAAGCCGAAGGACACGATGAACGCGGCACAGGAAGCAGCGTGGAGAAAGCTCGTTTCTACTTTACGGGCGCAATATGGCGCTCTGGAGGTTTTCGGCCACAACGATTTCACCGATCTCAAAGCGTGCCCTTCGTTCAAGGTCGGAGAGAAGTTCGCAGATATGAAGCTCAATCCTAACACCCCTACATGAAGCAGCTTTACCCCACCGTCTACATGATAGAACCAAGTCTGCTTCCCGGAGAGGTAGGACGGTTCCTTCTTATTTCAGACGTTCACTTCGACTCGACCCACTGCGACCGGGACCTCCTTACAAAACACCTCGACACAGCGCTCGCCACAAATGCGAGCGTTCTTGTTTTTGGAGACTGGTTCGACCTCATGCAGGGGATGTACGACCCTCGCAGAAGCTACTCCGGGCTACGTCCAGAGTACAAGTCCATCACGTACCTCGACGACGTGATAGAAGACTCGGCGGAGTACCTGAAGAAGTACAAGACTCAGATGAAGTTCTTCGGCCGCGGAAACCACGAGACGAATATCGAAAAGAGGTTGAGCACCTCGCCTCTGGACCGTCTATCGGCTCTGCTAGGAGCGGGCCACGTAGGAAGCTATGCCGGGTGGATCTTCTTTCGATTTACGGAAACTACCGGAAGGAAGCGCGGAGCGGACTACACTTACAAGCTGCACTTTCACCACGGCTACGGAGGGAACGCGCCTAGGTCGAAGGGAGTCCTTGCGGTAGATATCGACCAGAAGGAATGGCCCGACGCAGATATGATAGTGAGCGGGCACACCCACCAGAAGTGGCACGTCCCGATAACTGTGGAAAGGATTAACAAGTACGGCCGCATCCGGGACGGGGTCGTGCACCACATGAAGCTCGGTAGCTACAAGCAGCTGGACCGGTTCGCGGGATGGGAGGTAGAGAAGGGATTCCAGAAGCCGCGGCTCGGGGGCTGGTGGGTCGATATGAAGCCGACGAGAAGAATGGACGACGACGGCTACAATAGGAAGATAGAGGTCGTTATAAGAGAGGCTACTTAATCACTAAACACGCAAAAATGTGGGATTTCTTCGCAGAAAACTGGGCCGAGCTGCTGCTGGCTCTGATAGGCTTTTTGGGAACGTTTACGGCGCTCACGGAGACCAAGAAGGACGACGCAATCTTGGATATCGCGAAGCGGATCCTGAACGCGGTATTCTTGGGTCGGAACAAGTGAATCCGCTACTATCGATTTTAAGGGGCCTAGATTTAACCGAAGCGTTCAAGACCAAGGGAGACCTTCGGCGATGGTCCGCGAAGCGAACGGTGGGCGGTCTAATTGCGTCTACAGCCTGTTATGAGATTATCGAGTCGGGGGCTACGTGGCCGCTGGTAGCTTTGTGCGCTATTTCTGTGCTCCCTTTGTCGCTATCCTTCTTTGGGGAGTAGATTCGCGCCGAACTATTCCGGTTCATCATTGTTGTTTGATGGGGGCCGCTCCAAACGTGGGGTGGCCCTCTTTTTTTGCCCTATGCAGAAAAATAATTCCTGATTAATTTGGAGGAAAGGAAAAAGATTGTTTATCTTTGGCCATCAAACAACCGGAAAACATGACCCTCGGAACCCTCCCCTTCGGCACGACAGTTCTCTACAACGATTCACAGAACGTCGATTTTCGCCTCACGATTATCGGACACGTGAAGGACCAGTTCACCTTCTACGTCGAGGTCCTCACGGAAAACGGAAACATCGAAACGATGCCAGCCCGTTACGCTATCGGAACCCGCTACACAATCGCAGAAAACTAATGGGGCTTCGGCCCCTCTATTTGTCTCAGCAATGCAACGACCAGAATTCAAGCAGGACGTGAACGAGTTTTACTCGTTCTTCCTTAAGCTCCTCGCAGAAGGGGAGCCCTACGGTATCGAATGGCACCTCCATAACGTGGACGTAGCTATCGACCACCTTAACAAGTTTATCGAAACACACCCTAAAACCCTACAGCAATGAAGATTGCAGAGATTCAGCAGAGCGGAACGTGGGAGTCCCAATACGGGCTCATGTATCGGATGGAGGTAACCCTCGAAGACAACCGCGCCGGAGAGGTAAATGCAAAGAAGCCCGACGCGTGGAAGGTCGGGGATGAGGTAGAAATCGTGGACGCGAAACCGAACCCGCGCGGCCTCACGAAATGGAAGCTCCAGCGACCGGAGCAAAAGAGCTTCGGGGCTTCTCCGGACACACAGCGCCGCATCGACGCAAGCTGGTCGGTAGGTCAAGCCATCGCTCTCGGATCGAGAACACCGGAGGATATCGAATCGACGGCTATCGGGCTTCTCGAGCTCCGCGACAAAATCGCATCCCGTTAATGGCCCGACCCCTTGCACAGGACAAAACAACTCAGACGGATTTGCGGGTGTACTGGAGGACCAGTCCGTTCGCAAACCTGTCTGGGTTGATGCGTCTCGGAAACCTAACCCGCGAAGAAGCGGAACAATTCATCCAACAATGCGAAAGCCTACCGAACTCCAAACCGTTCTGAGATTTCATTTCGGGACCTTGACCAGAGCCGCGGCCTATTTCGGAGTCACAGAAGCGTGTATCCACAACTGGGGACGCAAGAACCCGGCTCCGTTCCTGAAGCACATTCGGGAATTTCATCGATATTCGGGACTCTCTTACGGCGAGATCGCAGAACTCGTAACCCGTACCGAGCAACAAATCGAATGAACCACGGTCTCTGGATTCCGGAACGCATCTGGGCGCTCCCTCTCTCCCTTCACGAACGCATCTTCCTCGCGGTGATTCAATCCTACGCCGATACAGGCAAGGATTGTTTCGCCTCGAATGAATTCCTCGCGCAACGGTGCGATACCTCGGAGGTGCAAATCCGAAAGACTATCAAGAAGCTTCTGGACCTCGGATACCTCTCTCGGGACGGTTACGCATCCAGCCGGAAGTTGTTCATTTCTGAACTTGTTCAAAATGGAACTTGTTCAATTCTGAACTCCAAAAGTTCAAATCTGAACTCTGAGAAGTTCAAAT